CAAGGTCAACCACCACAAGGCCCACCACAGTAATGGAAAAAGTTTTAGCTAAATCAATACTACCCTTAGTTAACGACGTAGAAAAGTATCCTCTCTTACAGAGGTATGTAGAGAATCGTATCGACTCGATGCGGGCATTTTTAGAAAATACAAAAGATCATACCAAGCTAATGGAACTACAAGGCGCTATTGCAGAATTGCGTCGGTTCCAGACATTGCGTGATCAAGCTCTGGAGGGAGCAAAATAATGGAAGATACTTACACAACTAAAGGTCGCAAGGTTTTTGAAGACCCCGAGACAGGGGATAACTTCTCTGAGCGCACAATTACTTTTGAAACAAAGTATGGTTGGGTAACCATCCCTACCGTTAATGCAGAAGGTGAGCAGTTCTCTCAAGAAGAGTTAGAAGCATTCATCGAAGAGAATGGCCCGGTAGATCCACTTACAGGTGAAGAATTGCCTGTATTTGATAGTGAACCTGAAGCCAGTGAGTATGCTCAAACCCGTAGCGACGGCCTACTGCCTGAAGTAGCGGAGGACATCCCCCTCCCCCCAGACGCAGGGGTACCCATCGAAGCACCGATGGAGGAAGTCCCTATCCCGGAGGAGTCTGCCCCTATTGAAATGTTCCATGGTGGTATGATGATGCCAGAGATGATGGTAGGCATGGACGAAGAGTCCGGCAACCCAGTACCTCCCGGCTCTAGTGAAATGAACGTCCGTGACGATATCCCAGCCGCTCTAAGTGATGGTGAATACGTCGTTCCAGCAGATGTAGTGCGATGGCATGGTTTGAAGCATCTAATGGAAATGCGTGACGAGGCCAAGATGGGCCTTATGGCGATGCAGATGGAAGGTCAGATCGAGACTCTTGAAGAAGAGTACGAAGAAGATGAAGAGTATATGGAGGATGAAGACGAAGCCTACGAAGCAGACGAGGAGGAGTATGAGACTCCCGAAGGTAACTCTGTAGACGTTGCAATTACCACCATAGAAGAAGAAACCCTTGAAGACGAGGAAGAAGACCCCTACAAGTCCACAGATGGCAAGAATACTTATCGTCCAGCAGTCAAGTTTGCTATGATGAAACGCTAGTTTGCAGGCCTCGGGCTACCCGCAGAACCACTAATCATTCCGATTAGTCTACTTTAACGGCCCCCCCCACGGAGAACACATGGCTAAATACCGAAACGCATATCGGGACGAACCCGAAGATGTAAAGGAACTAGTACGAGAGGTACCTGACGAGGGTACTCCTACAGGATCAGATGAAGAGTCGTTTAAAAAGCGATATGGTGACCTACGCCGCCACATGCAACAGCAAATGGTACAACGTGACCAAGAACTCTCGCAAGTAAAGGCACAACTTACCGATGCAACCAAGGGACAGATCAAATTCCCTAAAACTGCCGAAGAAGTTGACGCATGGTCAACAAAATACCCTGACGTTGCTAAGATAATCGATACTATTGCCCAAAAGCGGGTACAAGAAGCGGTATCAGATGCCAACGTAGAGTTTGCTGAGATTAAGAAGCAGCAAGCAGGTATTAAGTCCGAAAAAGCAATGATAGAACTACGGAAACTACATCCTGACTTCGATAAGATCAGAGCACAGAAAGATTTCCATAACTGGGTAGTAGAACAGCCTACTTCTGTTCAAGATGCCCTATATAAGAACAATACAGATGCCAGAGCGGCGGCTAGAGCGTTAGACCTCTACAAATCCGACAAAGGTATCCGTAAGGTACGTCCTAAAAGCGCCAGTGATGCCGCACAGGCCGTAGGTAGAAGTGGAGTTGCTGCCCCGTCGGGTGGTAGGTCTATGTTTACAGAAAGTCAGGTCGAACGCATGACAGCGGCTGAATACGATAAAAATGAAGCTAAAATCATGGAATCAATCAGTAAAGGGCTGTTTGAGTACGACGTTACTGGCGGAGCGCGTTAAACCACTTGCTAATTAACTAGTAAATGTGGTATAACAACCTTGATACCATCCCCCCGAGCCGAGGCTTATGCAATACTGGAGTTGTTTTCCTTATATGCATAGCCTTCTACCTCACCCCCCTTTTCAGAAGAAAACTCTAAAGACACCTAAGTAAGTTTGGCCCTTTTCCACAAAGATACCCAATACAACTTAGCCCTTAATGAAGTATTCCATTCTGTTTCGTTTCGCCGCTGGTGGCGTATTACGGCATGTGTCGGATACCCCCAAATTTTAGTGGCACTTTAACTTAACATCTATAGGAGATGCAACATGGCTTTCGCAAAAGCTAGTGGCTATGCCAACTTACCAAACGGTAACTTTAGTCCAATCATTTATTCACAAAAAGTCCAAAAGACTTTCCGCAACACATCTGTAATTGAAGATATTACCAATACCGATTATATGGGCGAAATTGCTTCATATGGCGATAGTGTTAAGATCATCAAAGAACCAGAAATTACTGTCTCAGATTATGCGCGTGGCACAGCAGTGGCCGCACAGAACCTAAGTGACGGAGATTTCTCACTTACCATCGACCAAGCGAACTACTTTATGTTCAAGATCGATGACATTGAAGCTGCTCACAGCCATGTTAACTTCATGGACTTAGCGACTGACCGTGCCGCGTTTAAACTTCGTGACACCTATGACGCTGAAGTACTAGGTTACTTATCTGGTTTCGAGCGTAATGCTGGTAACACAGCTTGGATTGCTCGTACTGCCGCTAACGGCACTAAGGCTGATTCTGCTGCTGGTGCTGACGAATTGTTGCTTGCTAACAAGTTAGACATTACCGATTTCGGTGGTTCTGACATTGGTGGTACTGAAGCAGCAGCCTTACACGCATTGACTTCTATTCCTCTTGCCGCTGGCGGTGGTTCTGGTGCTATCACTAGTCCTCTTGCAGTTCTTAACCGAATGGCTCGTAAGATGGATGAAGCTAACGTGGACACAGCAGATCGTTGGTTCGTTGCTGATCCAGTGTTCTACGAATTGCTAATGGATGAAGATTCTAAATTCATCAATAGTGATTTCGGCGGTGGCGATGAACTTCGCAACGGTCGTGTAGGCAGCGGTCTTATCCGTGGCTTCAAAGTGTATAAGTCTAACAACCTACCTTACATGGGTACTGGTGCGGGCACTTCTGCCTCAATCGGTTCCGAAGTGAACTTTGGTACTGTTGTAGCAGGACATAAGTCTTGCGTAGCTACTGCCCAGCAGTTGGCTAAGACTGAAAGCTACCGTGATACAGCATCTTTTGCTGATATCGTGCGCGGAATGCAGTTATACGGTCGTAAGATCCTCCGTCCAGAGGCTCTAATTACTGCTAACTACAACTTAGCGTAAACCACTAGGGGGTATCCTTCTTCGGAGGGGTGCCCCTTTTTTATCTATAGAAAGAGTAATTTGACCCATGGCATCCACTTACCTCAGTCTCACCAATCGATTGCTTCGTAAACTAAACGAAGTTGAAATTGCTGAAGCCGACTTTAGTAATACACGGGGAATCCAAACCCTAGCTAAAGACGCTATCACTGATGCTATCGGTCAAATTAATCAAGCAGAATATGAGTGGCCATTCAACGCTGCTCAACACACACAAGTTTTAGCCGTGGGTCAGGAAGAGTATTCTTGGCCTGAGTACTTTAAGGTCGTAGATTGGAATACCTTCCAGCTACAAAAGAATGCATCATTAAATGTTAACCACAAGATGCTTGAATTCATAGACCGTGATATTTACTACAAGAAATATAAAAGTACTGATGATGACAGTAGCACCGCAGGCGTATCCATACCTGCTGTTATTGCACCCTCCCACGGCAATGGCTATGTGGTAAGCCCCTCCCCAGACCAAGCCTACACAATCCAGTTCAAGTATTATATGAACAATGTGGGCCTATCTCTGCACGGGGATACAACTCGAATTCCTAACTCATACGACAATGTGATTATTGACGGTGCTTTGTACTATATGTATATGTTCCGAGATAATCCTGAGTCAGCTACGCTTACTGCTCAAGTATTCCAACAGGGCGTTAAAAACATGCAAGGTATCTTTATCAATAAATACGAACGTGTGTATGACACCCGGGTGCCTCGTAAGTCAAGATCAAGCCAAGATTATGTAGGTATCTGATATGGCTGATCGCGTACAGTCCTACAAGGTAATATGCGGCGGCGGGCTTAACAGTAACGAGAATCATCTAGATCTAAGTGAAAATGCCCCCGGCTCCGCTACCCGATTAGTTAACTACGAAGTTAGCCTATTTGGGGGATACCGCAGAATTGAAGGTTTCTCTCCTTACAATGCTAATGCCAACCATCAAGAAATAGACCCCGTTAATACCGAGGGTAAAGTCTTGTCTGTCGCAATCTTCAAAGACGACAACCTAGACACTACAGTCATAATTGCTACCCGTAAGGTTAAGACCTTTACCTACACAGCCACGGCATCCCAGACAGCATTTACTGGCGCAGATTCAAACTCAAGAACGCTAGACATTAACAACGCAGCTAATACGGTTGTTACAAAGACTACGGGTTCTACCACAACAACCCTAACGGTTAGCACTCACTATAGTATCAGCGGTAACACAGTTACGCTGGGTACGGGTGCAACAGTAGGGGACACCATCACAGTAGATACAAACGAGTATAAATACTATCGTTATGTAGCCTACTCAGCATGGGCACCCTATACCACGGGCATAGTACACAATTTCAAAGATGGTGTTAGAACAGTCTCTAAACTTCGCCACGTTAGCTTTAACTTCGGCGGTGGTAACAGGATATGTTTCGTAGACGGTGTGAATAACGCTGTTCTCTATGATGGTACCAACTGGAAAGCTATCAGCCCAAGTGGCTCTGGTGGCAGTTCAAGCCCGGGAGGCCCAAGTGCCTTAGCCCGACCTGAATTGGTTGATGCATTTGAGAACCATCTATTCCTAGGTGGAGATCGAGTCGCACAGGCGACAATAGCCTACTCTGCCCCATTAGATCCTCTTACATTCACATCAGCCGCTGGTGCAGGTCAGTTAGCCATAGGCTTTGACGTAGTGCAGTTTAAACCGTTCCGTGGTGACCTATTTGTATTTGGTGATAACGGAATTAAGAAAGTATCCCCTGACGTGACTGCTGGATTCGTGTTAGATCAGATTACTACCAACGTAGGTTGCATTGCCCGAGATTCCGTATTGGAGATTGGTGGTGACCTAGTGTTCTTAGCACCCGATGGACTACGCCCCGTAGCGGGAACAAGTCGAATCGGTGACGTTGAGTTAGAGACTATCTCTAAGAGCATACAACAACTACTTACTGCGCTTCCACAAGACTACGATTTATCTACCCTCAATGGTGTGGTAATTCGCAGCAAGTCCCAGTTACGTTACTTCATAGGTGACGATACTACCTTTACCACCGATAGCTTCGGCATCATTGGTGGTCTTCGGTCGGCTGACCAAAGGTTAGGTTGGGAGTTTGGAGAGCTAGTGGGCATTCGTGCCAGTTGCTGTGCTTCGGCATATGTTAACTCAAAAGAGCTAGTCCTACACGGTGACTACGACGGCAAGGTCTATCAGCAAGAGACTACCAACCAGTTTAATGGGGCAGACATCCTATCCGTATACACCACGCCCTTCTTTGACTTTGGAGATACCGAAGTTAAGAAGACCATGCGTAAGGCCAACACATTTATACGGGCTGAAGGCCCTCTGACTTTGAACATGGCGGTATCGTATGATTGGGAAGATCCCAACACAGCCAGCCCTAGTTCCTATTCGCAAGAGTCTAAAGGCGCACCAGTACGCTATAAAGGGAAGAACATTAATTATGCAGGTACCAACATTAACTATGGTGGAACAGAGAAACCCATCATTACAACCAGCCTACAGGGCACTGGCTATTCTTGCCAGCTTACCTTTGTTACTTTGGGGAATTTTGACCCTTACAGCATACAAGGAATCGTTTTTGAATTTAGCATCGCGGGGAGACGTTGATGGCGGGATATACTAGACAGTCAGTAGCGGACATTATTAACGGTGCGAACATTACTGCACCACCACTTAATGCTGAATTTAACCAGTTATTAGCCGCTTTCAACGCCTCAACAGGACACACCCACGACGGGTCTACGGGCAGCGCACCTAAGCTACCTTTAACTACGTCTGTGTCTGGTTACTTACCCGCTATTCACGGTGGTTTCGGTGGTCGTAACAATAACACAGCGACTGCTGATCCTGCTGCTACAGATGATAACACCGCAGGTTATGCACCCGGTTCGATCTGGATCAACACTTCCACGGGTTATACCCACCTGTGCTTATACAATACAACTAACAATGCTAACTGGGTAACCGTAGCGGCAATCAGCAACACTAACATCATTGCCCCTAAAGTTAATAATACAGTTACATTAGGTACGTCTACTCTACAGTTTAAAGACATCCATATCGACGGAGTTGGTTACATTGACGATATCAACGCAGTCACTATGTCCTCTACGGGTAATGTCGATGTAGGTGGTGTTCTTACTGTTTCATCCAACACCGCTATAGGTGGAACCCTTGCCGTTACAGGTGCAAGTACTCTTACGGGTAATACCGTAGTATTAGGTAGCCTAGGCGTCACGGGCGGAGCTATATTCTCCAACACTGTAAATGTATTAGGCGATACAACATTAGGTAATGCTACTTCAGATACCGTCACCTTCACTGGCCGGGTAGACTCGGATGTACTCCCTGCTACAGACGGTACACATGACTTAGGTTCTACCACACAAGAGTGGCAGGATCTTTGGGTTGATGGTACAGCTAACATCGATGCCCTAGTGGCAGATACCGCAGATATTAACGCGGGTACTATCGATGATGCTACTATCGGCGCTTCTACTCCTACTACTATCGTTGGTACTACCATTACAGGTACGGCCTTCGTAGGCCCTATCTCGGGTGCTGTCACAGGTAACGTGTCGGGTAATGTAACGGGTAACCTACAAGGTAATTCAAACGGTGCTCACACGGGTACAGTTGCAGGTAACGTAACAGGAAACTTAGCAGGTAATGTAACCAGTACAGGTACTAACGTCCTAGCTACGGTAGACATTGGTGCAGGTTCTATTGATGGTACTGCAATCGGTGCTGCTTCTGCTAGTACTGTAGTCGGTACCACTATCACTGCTACTAACTTCGTAGGCCCAATTGCGGGTGCAGTTACTGGAGATGTAACGGGTGATGTTGATGGTGATCTAACAGGTAATGTAACGGGTAACGTCTCGGGTAACATAACCAGTACAGGTGCAAGTTCATTCACGGACTTGACCATCAACGGTTCACTAAACATGAACTCAGGTACCGCAGCCACAGTAACGGGCCTAAGTGCTCCTGTGCAAGGTTCCGACGCAACTACCAAAACCTATGTTGATAGTGCAGACGCCCTAAAGCTAAATCTAGCTGGTGGTACTATGTCTGGTGCCATCGCCATGGGTACAAGCAAAATCACAGGTCTGGGTACTCCAACAGCCACTGCCGATGCTGCTACCAAAGGTTATGTAGATCAGGAAGTGTCTGACTTGGTTGCTGCGGCTCCCGGGGCATTGGATACTTTAAATGAACTGGCTGCTGCATTGAACGATGATGCATCTTTCCATACTACTATAACAAACAGCATTGCAACTAAACTACCTAAAGCGGGTGGCACCATGACGGGTGCTATTGCTATGGGTACAAGCAAAATCACAGGTCTAGGTACTCCTACGGCTGCTGCCGATGCAGTGACTAAGGCTTACACGGATTCAGCCGATGCATTAAAGCTAAACCTAACAGGTGGAACCCTTAGTGGTGCCCTTGCTATGGGTACAAGCAAGATTACTGGCTTAGGTGCTCCTACAGCGGGTGCAGATGCTACTACTAAGACTTATGTAGATGCAGGCGAAGCCTTGAAGGTATCTAAGGCGGGAGACACCATGTCAGGTGTTCTTGCAATGGGTGCTAACAAGATCACAGGTGTAGCTAACCCTACCCTAGCGCAAGACGTAGTGACTAAAAACTATTCAGATACATTGTTTGGTTCTACTACTGCGGCTGCTACCAGTGCTTCTAACGCTGCTACCTCAGAGTCTAACGCTAGTACGAGTGAAACTAACTCATTAAACAGTGCGAATAGCTCGGCTGCTTCTTTAGCTACATTCGTAGGTCAGTATGTATCTCAGTCAGGTACACCTTCTTCACCGGGTACTGGTGACTTATGGTTTGATACTGGCGCTGCTATTATGAAGGTTTATAATGGCTCTGGTTGGGTATCTGCGGGTTCTGCTGTTAGTGGTACAAACAATAGTGTTCAATACACGGCTACTGCAAACCAAACTACTTACGCTGCTGTTTATGATGCAGGGTACTTACAGGTATACCTTAATGGTATCCGCTTAGATGCAGAAGACTACACAGCTACTAACGGCTCTAGTGTTATCTTGGATACGGGTGCTGCTGTTGATGATGTAGTGTTTATACACTCATTTGGTACGTTCTTATTAGCGGATCATTATAGTAAGACTGCTTCTGATGCTAGGTTTGAGCCTATTGATAGTGCTTATACTAAGTCAGAAGCTGATACTAAGTATGCAGAGACTGCCTCTGCAAACACCTTTGCATCTTCACAGACCTTTTCTGCGGGCGTAGATGTAACAGGTACCGTAACCACAAATGGTTTGACAGCTACTAGCTCAACTAACGGTGTTAGAGCTACCATAGGAAAAACGGGTGGGGCTAACCTAAACGTATATGCGGATACAAACACAGTGTACTTGGCAGGGGATGCAACCCTAGCTAACGCATACATCATAGACCAAGCCAACAACAACCTACAGTTTAAGGCTAATGCCGCTGAACGTATGAGGGTGGATGCAAGTGGCATAGACGTAACTGGCACTGTAACGGCTGATGCTATATCCACAGGCACGTTCACCTCCACAGGTATTGATGATAATGCTTCAAGTACCAAGCTAACTATACAGAGTAATGGTATAGGGATAGGCACTGCAAGTGTAGGCAGTGGCTTAGGTGTTTATTTAAACAGAGGTGTAATGACAAACTTCTTTGAAGCCAGTGATGGCACTAAGAAGATGATTGTAGGCACTGACCCAAACAACGCCTTTGTTAAGTTAGGCGCATTGAACAACTATCCTGCAAGTTTAATTTCAAATAATGCTCAAGTCTTAACCGCTGAAACCAACGGGGATGCTACAGTCAACACAGGCAACCTAGTCATAGGCACATCAGGCAAAGGCATAGACTTCTCTGCTAATGGTAACGCAGGAGGTATGACTTCTGAGGTGCTAGATGATTATGAAGAGGGTACTTGGCAACCTGCCGCTAGCCTTGGCACAATCGCTGCTGTAAATGCGAAGTACACTAAAGTAGGTAATAAAGTTACTGTTTGGTTTGTAGCGTCTTCTTTTAGTGAGCGTTCCAGTTCTAACTACGTTTCTATAACAGGCTTACCCTTTGTATCTAATGGGTATATGGGGCATGGAACGGTTGGGTCTGTAATGTATCAGAGCATTAGTACAGCAACACCAAATGTTTATCTAAATGGTGGCGCTAGCTACCTAAATTTCTATGGTAATAGCTCTGGTGGGTGGTCAATTATGTCATATAGCCATCTAAGTAACCCCAGCTCGTCTATCTATGGACATGCAATATATTACACAGACTCTTAACTACTGCTAGTGGACTCTAGCAACAGACCTTAACAAACACAGGAATAAATAACATGGCACTAACTAAAGAAACAATCGTAGATAAAATTGAGGTTCTAGAAAACGGCTCAGTACAAGTACGCACAGCAACCAGAATCTTAGAAGACGGTGTAGCACTATCCTCATCATTCCATCGTCATGTCTGTATGCCAGATCATGTATGTACCGATGAAGACCCAAAGGTCACAGCGATATGCTCAGTGATACACACACCAGAAGTTAAAGCAGCTTACCTAGCAGCACAGGCGGCTTCACTAGCAGCTATGGGAGAATAGTATGTCTAAAGCAAGATTATTAGCAGACCTACTAACCTCCTCAGGTGAAGTCAAGGCAGACAGAGTAGATGCATACTCCCTCCCCTTAACAGGTGGAGCAATGACAGGTGCTGTCACAACTAACTCTACCTTCGATGGTCGTAACGTATCTGTAGATGGCTCTAAGCTAGATGCTGTTGAAGCAAGTGCAGATGTAACTGATACAGCTAATGTGACCACCTCAGGTGCTCTCATGGACAGTGAGCTTACTAGTATTGCTGCTGTTAAAGCTTTGAACCAAGGTGTTGCTACAACAGACGCAGTAGACTTCACAGGCATTGATCTTACAGCTATCTCTGACACGATAGCAGTCACAGCAGTAGACGTATTCATCTACGACACTAGCAAAGACTCAGACGGTGGAGCATGGCGTAAGCGTACACAAGGCACATCTTGGTATAACGAAGCATTGAACACTAGCACTCGTGGTTCAACGAAAGAGTTCCCAGCGGTTGCAGTGATTGTTGCAACTACAGGCGCAGTAACCATCTATGATGGTGATGACCCTAGTATGCCTATGTGGATGGTGTTTAATGTATCTAGCAGCTCTAACATGGTGGGTGAGGTAGCTATAACTTGTGTAGATGCTTTGAATGGTGTACTAGCCACTGGGTCTGGCGGTGCTGGTTATGACCTTAATGTGGTTAGGTTCCTACAAGATAGGGGCGAGCAATGGGGTTCCCCCAGTCTTTCTCAGATATACAACGGAAACATAAGCAAAAGAAATTCTAATAAGAACTGGCACGGGGCAGGCGTATTAGGTTCCCTTGTCAGCCGCAAAATCAACGACATAGCAATGACAGTCCTACCCAACGCTCCTATAGACTCCGCAACTGGCCTACCGATTCCAACGATTGCAGTGGCTACCGATGGTGGAGTGTCTGTGATTAAGGATGATGGGAGTGTGGTTAGTGGTGGAGAGGCTAACGCTGGATGGGCTGTTCGCAATATAACTATAGATTCTAACGGAACTATATGGGGGTCAGAAGGCACTTCCTATAGCGCATTCCAGCTTATGGCCCAAGTCCCTTATACTTCAGTTAGTAGTATAGGGACTGGCTCGCTAGGCTACCCTCACACTAATAGTGTGAATAACAACGGTTATGGAGCAAATTCATCGTGGCCTACTCTACTTGGTAATATAGAAGTTGCGAACAACAACTTTGTGGCCTCAAGCGATCGAATATACACAGGCTTCGGAGGTGGCGTTTCACACTTAGTAGACAATGTAGCTGACCGAACTAAGTCAATGGTTGCTTATACTGCCTCAGACTACAACACAGGCTACATGGTCGGTGACATCAAACTCGCAGCATTGAGTGATACTGATACGACTGATGTGGTGGGTAGTGGTACTAACATCATATCGGGCTGGACTAATCACTCTACCTACCCATTTGAGACATACACTGGTAGTGGGCTAGACATCACTTCTGCTATTAACACTACCTCATATGGAACTCTAAATACGACATATACCCCTGTTATCGGTAGAACGTATACAGTTAAATTCAACTTAACCTTAAATAGTGGCACAGCCCCTACATTCTTTGGGCAGTCGTCTTCTTCAGTTGGTTCTGGGCCTCATGGCTTCGTATCAGTTGCAGGTGCAAATAGTTTTACATGGACGGGAACAACTGCCGCTTCATCATATGTTAACTTAATGGTTGGTAATGGGGTTGCATCTAATTTTTCTATATCAGGCTTTACTATGTATGTGGGGGGTGAAGAAGACCGCTCAGTGAACGCCAACGGCCTAGCAGTACACGGAACAATCACCAAGACAGCCGTGGCAACTGGCGCTGATCTAGTGGGTTACTCAGGGTTTAGTTCAAGTAACTATCTTGAGCAGCCTTATAACAGTGACTTGGACTTTGGTACGGGTGACTTCTCGATTATGGGGTGGGTTAAGATTGTTACTGGAGCGACTGAATATATATTCTTCCGTAATACACAAGGGTCGGTTGCAGGAGCAACTAGGCTATACGTCAATGTTCAATCGACTGGGGCTTTTTACACAAAGATAAACAACACAGCAGCTACTTCATCAGCAACTTTTACAGGGTGGACTCATTTTACTGTTTTACGTGTAAGTGGAGTAGTGCATATATACGGCAATGGTGTACTCGTAGCCTCTGTGGCGAACACTAATACAGCTACAAATACCGCAGCAGTGACCACCATCGGGTCATCACCGAATGGATCTAATCCAATGGCTAACAGTTCTTTAGCTACTATCCGCATCTCAGCAACAGCCCCATCAGCACAGCAGATCAAAGACATCTACGAAGCAGAGAAGCCTTTATTCCAAGAGAATGCACAAGCAACTCTCTACGGCTCCTCCGATGCTGTCACCGCTCTGGCTCACGATGATACAACTAACTTACTCCACGTAGGCACATCATCTGGTCGCTCAGTATTCCAAGGACTACGCAGAGTAGACAACACCACATCAGCCGTTGGTTCAGCTATCTCAGCTTCCAATAACCTAGTAGTCGAGGAATAACCATGACAGTAAACATAAGCAAACCCTCGATCAACATCAGGGAGAAACTATCAGAACTAGACAAGCCTAGCGGTATAGCTGGTGAAGCTGTACTAAGGGCTGACAGTGTTCAGGAGATTCGTAATAGTATTGGAGCAGGTCGTAAGAACCTTATTATTAATGGTGGGTTTGATGTATGGCAGCGTGGTACTTATACGACTGCTACTAATGTATCGTCAGGGTTTCAGTCAGATAGGTGGAAAATAGCTCAATCTGCAACAACAGGCACTATTCAGGATTTAGGGGGTTCAGTTCGTCTTGAAGTCACAGGTGCAGGTACAGGCACTCTCCGTATGTACCAGCCAATAGAAGATAAAGGTTTATACAAAAGAATCTCAGGCAAAACACTTACCTTCTCGGCATGGGTTAAGTCAAACACAGCTAATGCTCGTATAGAGTGCTTTAAAGGTAATGGTGTAGGTTGGGATGGTTGGGATAGCGCCCATACAGGTGGAGGCGCTTGGGAGAAGCTCTCAGCCACTTACGTACTTGCTGACATATCTAGCCTGACAGACGGGGCTTTCAGCGTACAGGTGGGCTTAGATGGCTACAACAGTGCTGACGTAGCACTAGCTGTAGGCGACTATTGTGAAATTAAAGATGTCCAACTAGAACTAGGCTCCGTAGCCACTGACTTTGAACACCGCAGTTTCGGAGAAGAGTTGCAGCTTTGCAAACGCTATTACGAGAAGTCGTTTGCATATAGTGCTGTCCCTGCAAATGGCTCGTCTGCTACAACTTTTGCTACATCACCTAATGTTAGTCTTGGCGTTTTACTGTGGTCAGGCCCAAATGCAAGGAACATTGCTTATGAAGTTGAAAAAAGAGTAACCCCTACTGTTGTCAGGTACGGAAACAGTTCGGGTTACTGGGGGTACATAAATGCAGGTGGGTCACCCTCGGGTTCAGACAATACGCCTATATTTCATGCAAACATCTTTTGTCAGACAAATACCCCCAAAGTATTAGTTGTAACTAATCAGGCTTCGGGTAATCCCTTATGGAGTATTTCAGGACATTGGACGGCGGAGGCGGAGCTATAACATGACTATTGAAACAGTAAAAATACAATCCCAAGGCTGCCTAATCAACGGCAACATGAGCGTACCTAACGACCCAGCTAACCGCCACTACCAGATGATCCTAGACTGGATCAACGAAGGCAACACACCTACTGGTGCTGACGTTATAGCTCCTGACTATGTAGCCCTACGCACTGGCCCTGACGGGTACGCTTCCACAGGCGACCAACTAGGCATGATTGCTGATGGCACTCAAGCTGCCCACGTAGCCGCTGTTAAGGCTGCATTCCCTAAGAGTATCACTGGAGGCACTACATTAGCTGCCGTACCAGCAGAGATCCTTACAGCAGCAGCATACAAGCTATTCGCCTCACAACTTGCGGACTATACGCAGGCTATTCTCCGCTTGGGGAAATACGTGGTATCTGTTGGTCGTGTTGAACTAACCGAGATGCAAGCTACAGGTGAGCAATTGTGGAATGAAGAGACTATGGAGCTTGAGGACATTCTTGAGTCTGTAGTAACTCAGACAGCCATTGAAGCCGTTGAGCCTACAGTTGAAGTGACTACTTATAGTGACGACATTGATGCAGAGCCTACAGTATCCACAATCACTAACCCTTTAATCACCGCTGATGTAGCAGAGAGAGCAGCAGCACAAGCTGTTGTTGATGCTACTCCACAGCCTGTTAAAGATGCGTAGACTCTTATGGCTGGCCTTGCTATTGCCTGCACTGGCTATAGCTGACCCTATCGTTACAGACTCTACTACAAACAGTACTGTCCACACCACGGGTAGTGTCACAACGACATTAAAGTCACCACCACCATCGGCTATATCCCCATCCCTATCCGGGGGTAACTCTGACTCATGTACCGTCGGAGTAGCAGGTGCAGTGCAGACACAGATCTTAGGTATCTCAGCAGGTACTACAGCCAGAGACCTTAACTGTGAAAGGCTAAAGAATGCTAAGACATTGTACGACATGGGTATGAAAGTAGCCGCCGTATCAGTGTTATGCCAAGACCTACGAGTCTTTGATGCAATGATAATGGCTGGAACACCTTGCCCATACAACGGCATCATTGGTGCCGATGCTAAGATTGCATGGGAGAATGATGAAGAGAAGGTGCCTAAGCCCGAGGAGAAATCCAAGTTCGACTCTCAGAAGTTCTTATTAAGTATGGGCGGCGCAGTACTGGGCTTGCTACTGATCCTATGAAGAAGTTAGCTGTTGTGGCTTTGTTAGCAATCTATGCTACAAGCGCACACAGTGAGTATTTATACGGCATCACAGGGAATATGGCAGCCACTGGACATACTTGGGGAATGAATAGCGTAGGCCCTAGCAATCAAAGGGGTATGAGAATTAATGGTGTGTACTATCAGTATACGCCTATCAAGAACACAGAAGACGACATGTTAGTCCATGTCAGGAACAAGAGAGTAGGTGGTGATGGTTACATCTTCTCAAGTACCGACGATTGGAGCGGCCTACCGGGTGGTATAGCTATCACCAAAGGCTTCGTTATAGATAACCTACCCATTGAACTATGGGGTGAGGGTTCTATCGATATAGAAGGTACAGGTTCAGTAGTAGATGCTAATGTTGTCTACAGCTACAAGTATAACGAGGGATGCACAACCCCGATGGCAGATCCATCCTGTCCCGGTTATGCAGATGCAGTGTTAGCTATGATGCGTGATAGCACAGTTGAATACTACGATCCCATGGGTGACAGCAATATCTCTGACGTACTAGACGAGAAAGTAGATCTAGACGAAGAGGATAAGAAAGAAAACGAAGAAGATGAAGACAGGGGTAGGCTAGAGCGTATTCTAAGCGGGGTAGATGAATCAGTCCTCTCCACTAATATCCTCGCACAAAACCTATTAATGTTCGCTATGACGAATAACCCATCAATGAATCCTTATTACGATAAGAAGTTGGTGGGTGGGGTATATAAGGAAACGGTTGTTCTTCATGGGGGAGAGTTGCCAGACAACAAGAAAGGGGCCAGAGCGGGTCTAGCCCAGCAAATATTGCATACCCAAATGATAAGTATGCAGTATGACAAAACGGAGTAGAACATGAAAAAGTTACTATTGGTGAGCTTAATACTTGCCTCAAACGCACCAGCATTCGCTGAAGAGACCCCCATTACGGGTAATGTTCAAACTAGATGCCTAATCACAACTGATACTAATGGTGTGTTCGGTAACCCTTCGCCTACTAAGTTAAGCACAGCCTCTACCGATGGTGGTGTTGTTCCTGTTGTACGCTACGACGTAACACTTGCCGATGCTTATCTAGCTAAGGTAACTACGCCTACTGCATTTAGCTCAAGCCCTGCATTAAGTGACTCTGTGTCATGGACAGGATCTACCGCCGTTACTAAGACGACTGACGCAGGTATGTCTATCTATGAAACTAACAAGGTTACCTACGGCCAGACTACACAGTTTGATTTAACGATTGCAGGCTCTACTTGGTTCTCTTCTGAATCAGCAGCATTGTACGGGGTTAACAAGTCGTTCCCCGGTGGCAGCTACACCGCCGTCATACTAGCTGAATGCATTGCTAAATAACCTTAGAGCACTACTGTCTCTATTAGTGATTACACTTAGTGCCCCTGTGTATTCACATGAGATGACACCGACATATCCCATATTCACGGATTCGTTTATGGCAGGTATATCGGTTACTACGATGAATCTATTCAATAAGAGAACCGATGTCTCTTACTATGAGATAGGGGTATTTACCAAGGAGTGGGAACCAATCCCCTTTGTATCACAGTACACGGTAATCCCCATGGAGTATTTGGACACCGTAGCCTTTGATGTCTATGTAAGCAACCTCTCGCTTGGTTCTGTGGAGTACATATGTTCTGTATCACAATTAGCAGTCGGGTCTACCGTGTCATCCAAGATCTGTTCGAGAGTTAAGTAATGGGTAAGCTCGTACTTGCAGCTTATACGCTTTTTCTGTTACTACTGATGCTAAGTACCACTGTACTTGCAGGTAATTCGCTTTCTCTGCAACTACCCAGTAGCAGCGGCAGCTATCAGTCAGACAAGTTTAAGACGGGTGACCTTGATTGCTCTAATGCTATAGGTGGCACCATTAACCTAGAGTTTGGTATGACAGGCATTATCAATAACGCCACCAGCCTATGGGACGCTTCTGATTCAGGTGCATTCCCTAAGTCTAAAGATATAGGCATATTCGCACGGATCATCATGCCCCTTAATGCACCGAAAGAACGGATTAACTGCAACACCCTGTACTTACTAGAATTGAATAAGAAGCGCCTCGAGATAATGAAATTAGAGACTGAGCTAAACGAACTTAGACGGCTACAGTTAGGCGGATAACATGGCAGAAATAGAATACGGTGGCATCAAATTAGGTGGCAGTAAACTACTTTTAATAGTACCCCTACTTGGCACCCTCTTAGGCGGCCTCTATGGGGGTTTTGAGGCGTATCAGCGTTATCTTGATATGGAGGCTAGGATCAATGAGTTCGTCTCCCCAGACCTCTCAGAATACGATACACGCATAGCCGTCATGGAAGGGAAGTTTGCCATAATAAGCAAAGAGCTTGGCCTACTAAAAGATGAAATATCCTTGATTAAAGAAGACACCGAGGAACAGTACATTACTATCAAGGATCTTAAACAGTCTATACGGGACGATATTAACCGCCAAGAGAAGATCATTGATAAGGTTGAAGATGACATTGCAGGTGTTGAGACCGACGTTAGAGCTACCATAGAGAGTGCAGAAGGTAGATTCGAGAGTAAGCGTGACCAACTACAGAGTGATTACGAACAAAAGTCTGACACAATCAGAGTAGACGTAGAAAGAAAACTAACTGACCTTGAGACAAGGTTAAATAACAAATTACAACGGGCTTTAGATAACCCGTTAGCTAACTAGGAATTATGATCATGGCTTATAAATTAGGTAATAGCAGTTTAAATAACCGAGCAGGTGTAGACCCCCGACTTATAGAGATCAGTGACCTTGCAATTAGCTTATCCAACATTGACTTTGGTATTCCTTCTACTGGTGGGCTGCGTACCACTGAAGATCAAGCCGAGTTGTTCACCTCCGGGGTCTCTAAAGCAGACGGACGTACCAACAAATCCTACCATCAGTCGGGAAAAGCCCTTGACGTGTACGCTTACGTTGACGGCAAAGCAAGCTGGGACAAACTTCATCTTGCCTTAATCGCTACCGCCATGCTACAGGCATCTGCCCAGCTTGGTTATAAGTTAAAGTGGGGCGGTCTATGGAAGTCGTGGCAGGATATGCCTCACTTTGAACTGGAGGACTAACATGGGTATGTTTTCAGCACTAATCAGCCCGATAGCCGACCTAGGTAAGACCTATCTAAGCGGTAAGAATGATATAGCTAAAGCTAAACAGGCAGCAGCTATTATAGGCTTGAAAGCAGAAGCCGACGTTAAAGTAGCTGGAGTAAGGGCTGCTAACAAACTCGCGGACAATGGACAGACTCAAGAGTTTAACCTAGACCTAGTGGCTATGCAGCAGATGGAGAAATCCTTCTTAGACGAGATTATGATAGCCCTACTGTTGGTTCCTATCGCTGCATCGTTCCTTGGTTACCAGACAGAAATAACAGAAGCATTTGAATCATTTGCTGCGATGCCTGAGTGGTATCAGTATTTAGTTATAGGCGTGTATGTTGTTAAATTCGGAATGCGTGGAATGCTTACCAAGCTAATGTCAGGTAAGTTTAGTGGGGTTAAGTTAAAATAGGGTACAGTACATAATATAGCGCGTATAAGTGTTGTTATTTGACACTAATTAGCGCATATAAGTGCGTACAGAGGGATTTACCTTGATAAATACCCCCCTTTTAGGGTATAATACCTCTAGGTAAAACATATTACATATGTCCCCTCTTACCTATCGCCAGACCCCCACAGGAATTTAATTGAAATACATAGTCCGTACCCCAACTCTCGAAGATTACGACCAGATAAATCACTTAGGTCAGTGGTTCCAAGAGAATAGTTATTATGCTAAATGCGGCTGGTCTACGGAGAAATCCCTTCACTGGGTATCTACAGGTGCCGACCCAGACTCAACTACGTTTATGCGTGTTGTTGAGTTAGATGGAAAGGTCATTGGATTTTTCTTAGGTTATGTAACTGAATACTTCTTCTCTTCTAAACTAATCGCTCAAGATATGGTGATGGTGTTCTACCCCGAACACAGAGATGGGATAGGTAAAGCATTAATCAAATTGCTTAGGCAGTTTTACAAGTGGGCCGAAGAAAAGGGTGCTCATGAAATTTGTATTGGAGTCACGTCAGGAATTGCCGGGACAGGATACGAGAAATTAATACTCAAGCACGGCTTCAAGAAAGTCGGCTTAATAATGAAACGAGAGGTGTAAAGTATGTGCGGAGGCGGTGGTGGTGATACAACCAATGTTACAGAGACGGGTCTGGGCGATGAGCAGACTAAAGAGATCATGGCAGGTCAGGGCACCATTCGAGCAGATATCGATGGCTTCCAAGATAGTGCTGAGATTAACTACGACAAGATCGTGGGTAAGTTTGATGATCAGAACACAACTCTAGATACTCGCTTTGACTCTGTTGACTCAGGCTTGACAGGTATAAGTGGTGACGTTACTGATGGTTTCGCTGGTGTAACTAGTGAGATAAGTGGATTAAACACTTCGGTAGACAATCGCCTAGATCAAACAGACGAGAACATATCTACAGGCTTCACTAACACAGCTAACGCTATCGAAACAGGTGTTACTACCCTAGGTAATACCGTAGATACCCGTGCAGGTGAAATCAATAGCAATGTTAAAACTGGCTTTGATACAACCAACACCAATCTAGCCACAGGATTCACAGGTCTTTCTGACCAGATGGATATTAATGACGCCACCCTATTAGCTAACCAAACAGAAGGCTTCTCCGATGTAGGTACGAAAGTAACCGAGTCAGAAAAGAACCTTAGTGGTCAGCTTACTGATACGTCTAAGAATGTATTGGCAGATACTAAGATTATCCAAGACTTGGTTAACAAGTACGGCGGCGACGCTGCTACTTACTACGCTGCTTTAAACGCAGGTCAAGACGTTATCCGTGAGAATCAGGGAGGTCTTCAGACAGCCTTTGATGGATTCAGTACAGACTTTAATGACTACAGCACCCTAGCCAACCAGACCCGTTCTGACCTTGGCCAAACTGTTATCGGTGGTTTTGATACCATGGGACAGATTATGGGTAACCAAGCTGATGCTACGGCTGATGGCTTTGCAAGTGTCGGTAAGGATGTTGCGGGTGTTAGTAAGGGCATTGCCGATGTTACTTCTGACGTTGCCTCTGGTGCTTCTACATCTGAACAGAACTTTGGTGATATTGCCAAGTCTATCTCGGGTGTTAGT